CCAACGATATTATGCTCTCAACCTCTGAATCCATATTGAATACTGAAATAAAAAATAAGGGCTTTGCTCTTTTAGACCAATTATTTAAAGAGCATGGGTGGCACATGGTTAAGAATGAGCCCAATTGGATCTGCTATACTAAGTTTGCCCATGAGACGGACTTGTTTGATATCAAAATTGACTCAAAGTCTATCCATGTGAGTGTGCCTATTCGTAATAGTCCGTTTCAATACATGTCTTCGTTTAAGGATTATTACCAGGCCAGCGAATATGTTGAGGCGCGCTTCCTCGATTTTATTGGTACCCCCAAATAGAAAAAAATTGAGTTTCTAAAACAGCTTAAAATGAATTGCACAAAATCACAGATACAAGGATGAACTCTACGACCATATTTACCAAGCAGTCGCTTGTCTTCGATAGCGCACACATGAATGTTGAACAAGTTCCCGTCCCCATTCCGCGGGCACAATTTGGAATACTTAACTTGACTGCCGTTTCTGCGCCCAGCAGCGGTACTACATTGGAGTTGGTGTTTTCAGTTGACCAGTCTGGCTCCATGTCGGATGCCTGTTCAGATGGCAGAAGCAAGATGCAGCATATTATTCACACGCTAAAAAATATGATTGTGTACTTCAGAGAAAATCCGGATATAAAAGTGTACATAACAATCGACTCATTTGACGAATTTATGTACAGCATTGTTAAACGTTCTGCTATTACGCCCGATAACGTGGCCGAACTTATTGCCAAGGTGGAATTAATTATGCCGCGTGGATCTACAAATATTGAACTGGCACTTAATCACGCTGCGACGACGGTCCAACAGTTGCAGGGCGAGTTTCCTTCGCACACCATTTGCCACGTATTTATGACGGATGGCGTTGCAAATACGGGAGAGCAGGGAGCCAACGAATTAATGCTGCTCGTCAATAGAGATATTACGAGCGCCTTTATCGGGTTTGGCGTTGAGCACGACGGCAGCCTTCTCAGTAGCCTTGGGTCCGGGAAAAATAGCGCATATTACTTTATTGACAAGATAGAAAATGCTGGCTTGGTTTACGGGGAAATTCTACACGGGGTCGTATATAAATTTGTTACTAACGCGAGGATATCTGTGGAGAATGGGTATATTTATGACTTTAAAAATAATGCGTGGGTTCGGGCGCTTGAAATAGAGGATGTTGTAAGTGACTCTAACAAGAGTTACCATATTGCGTCAAGTAACATGACTGGATGCGTCGTATCATTTACGGGCAACCGGTTGGGTGGTACGACTCGGATTCATTATACAATTACGCGAGAGGATGATTGTCAGGATCTGAGCACGTTTGTTTATCGCCAGCGAACTCTTCAATATCTGTTCGCAGTAAATAGCTATCTGAAGGGAAAGGATGAGGATGAGGATAATCAGGGTGAACACGACTTGTTTACCTTTGTGACGTCGCGTGCCAAGAAATCAGACAACGAATATGTCCTGCTGCGCAATGCGCTTCGCGGGTTTATAGATGAAATGAAACAGTTCATGACTGACCGACAGCTTATGGATGATAATTTTATGAGAAATTTGTGCGATGATATTTACATTTGTTACCGGACGTTTGGGACCAAGTACGGCACCATGTATGCGACGTCAAGACAGGCTTCTCAGGGGAACCAGCGATGTTATACAGTTAACCATACGCCGGATGAAGTTAAACAGAGGCGTAATGGCTTTCCTCACAATGGCTTTCCTCCGCCACCAAAATTGCGGCGAGGCGTTCCTGCGGCGCTCCCGTTAGATGTGGATATTGATGGTGATTGGCGCGAGGAGGAAGAAGATGCGCTGGAACATTCTGTTTCTGGATTCGTCAACTCTCCGTATCGTACGCCAAGTGCAGCGTATGTTATGCGTGTTCTCAGTAATGGAGCGGTTCCCGTATATGATGTTTCGGAGGAGGCTTCGGATGAAGAAATAGAGGAGGCATCACAATCACCATGATAAATTGTTTGGTATTATATAAGTACATATGTATAACTGCATATAGATATGTATTATGTTGTATTTTTTTATTTTTTATTTTTGGGAGGGCTTATTTTGCTTCTTTAATTCTGTCTGTAATTCGCTCAATAAGGGGAACTCGTCTGGGTTTATATTTTCACTGAGAAATGTCGGCGTTGACTGCAGAGGATTGTCATTTATACTCCACAGGTACTGCCAAACCTGGCTTATAAACGATGGGTTGTTTTGCACAGAGAGCTTGAATGGACACGAGTAATCGGGTGTTTCATTTACTGCTCCACACGGATTGCACGGACCGTTCACAAATTGAAATCCTGGAATGATATTTTCCAGATCATTGTAATCTACCGGCGATACTTTGTATGTCTGTTCCCCATATATACCGCCCTTGCCCGTGTAGGTTGTCCGCTCCAAGGTGGCACCATTAGGGTCCTTCATGTTACACTTTATAATATCAAGGGTCTTATCGTCGATTAGACCTGATTTGTATGCGTAATCCCCGTAGCCGCTTGGCAGGGTTTCCTTCGAGTTGCCTGACGGATCCTGGACCAACACTCCATTTAATAAGAACTTGCCCTCTTTTGTCTGGTACGACAACATGCGTAAAATGGCGGCCTCGTTATAGATGGTTCTGGCGTAGTTTATAGCATCCATTGACTCTGTTCGTATGAATGGGTTGCTATTGAGGGCCTCTGTGTAGAGCTCGATTGTTTTTTGTGACCAGGGCCACAGTCCGTTTTTATTGAAATAATCCAGCTCCTCTTGGCTTGCCTGGTTTTGCTGTATCATATCTACGTCAAATATCCTTTGCCGATTTATTGAGTTTTGAATTAACAGAAAATCAGTTGTTGATGGCTTGTTCCAAGTGAATGCCTCTTTTGTCTGCGTTAGACGGGCAAAGCGATATAATACTATAAAAACCACGCTTACTATTACGCCGTACCGCAGGTCGTACATTACGGTTAACGCCGATATGACAAGTAGTATTAAATTACCTAAAAACGTGTTGAAGAGAGAAGTGAAAATATCCGGTATAAAATATAATACGAACCATAGACCTACTAATATTGTTAGCAGGCCAATCATCTTTATCCGGTTTTCTTCATTAAATAATTGGGTCGTACCTTTAGTGAGATTCATATATTATTAAACTATTATTTTATAGCCTAATAATATATATGCAAAAAAATAAGAAGACTCGGCGAAAGCATTCTAATACAAAACTGGTTAAGGAAGTAAAGTCGTGTAAAAATGGAGTTACTGATGAAGTTATGAGAATACGTCGACTTATTCAGGAGGTTAAGGTTCACAATAAGAAAACGGCTAAACTGAAGGAAAAAATGAATATGGATAAAGCGACAGTACTGGGTAAAGCTGAATATTAGATATAGACAAGATGAACCGACGATGCTTTAACGGCCTGTAGATCCAAACCCGCCCGCACCTCGTTCCGTTTCGTCGCCCAGGTCGCTGAGCGAGTCTACTATTTCCACCATAATTGGTACCAACCCTGGCGCGCATATTTGCAAATATCTGTCATATTTATTACCACTATAGTCTGGTGCTCTATCTGCGGTTTGGGTAGGGTTTGGCGGAATATTTACCACATCAAACATGCCTATTAAATGCCCTCTGTATCCGGCATCTACAATCCCGGTTGAGTTTGCAAGTCTAAGCTGGGTCTTTGAGAGGGACGATCGCGGATGCATATAATAGCCTGTGTTGAAATTCTTGCCATTATCCGCATGCATTCTGGCCGCGCAGCAGATCTTAAAATCCAACTTATTTACGGGGGATTTGCCTGGCCACCCTGGACCAAAGAAGTGTAATTGGTTTTCAGTACCCGGGGCAAATAGGTCAAACCCGGCATCAATGTGCTGCATATTTGTTAGCAGTTTGTTGTTGTGTGCCAGGGCGGCATTGCGGTACATATCTCTCAGATGGTCGTCATCGCTGTCTACAAAGACACGTAAAACCATTACCTTGTCGTACATGTTTAAGAGGAGGGGGAGAAGGGCTGGGCTATTATTATCGTTTGTGTTAGGGTTAGGGTTATTCATAAAAGTGGACATTTATATATAACCATATTGGTGTGCATTTAAGCTGGTTTGTTACATATTTTAGTTTGGGGGTTATGCTTGCTGGGTTATGCTTGCTGGGTTATGCTTGCTGGGTTATGCTTGCTGGGTTATGCTTGCTGGGTTATGCTTGCTTGGTTATGCTTGCTTGGTTATGCTTGCTGGGTTATGCTTACTGGGTTATGCTTGTTTTATATCGGATTCAATCAGGTCGAGGGCTTTCAATCTATAATAAAATGCGCGGCGCTTTGCAACAAGTTGCTTCTTTTCACTGATTACATCATCCAGCAGTTTTCGGGCCTTCTCTTCAATATTATAAGAACACTGCCGTCTGGATTCGATAATAATGTTACTCAATTTGACGAACTGTTCTTGCGCCTTTTGGTATTTGACATGAAATTCGGAGAATCGTTCTCGCATTTCACCTACAATTTCCGTGTAAGATTTGGTCGGCATTTCGTCAAAACACATGATTTCTTCAATGGTGGCGGTTTCTATGACCTCGGACTTCCCATGCAATTCTTTATATGAATATATAACGGCTCCTTTGTTGAAATCTAATATGAATGATGCGCCGACATCATCCTTTTGATTGACTATATGTCCCGCCTCCAAAATATTTATATAGCTGCTCTGACAATGGGACAAAAGGTCGGACCATTCTTCAGAAAATGCGCCGTCTAAATCGGCAAAGAGTTGGCATTTCTCGACGTCGGATGCAGTGGGCTTGGATTTTGTCGGTTTTATTTTTTCAAACGCGGTCTGCATGGTTTCTTTACTGCCAAAGTGCTTCATTAATACGAAAATCTCTCTGACAAGTATTTGCCAAAGTAAATCCGCGTCGTGATAAACATACATCATGCGCTTCTTTCGTCCAATTGTGTAACCAAAAACTCCTTGTGATTGTGGTTCTGCCTGCGTTTTTGAGGGCATATTAAATATAATATCGTTTATTATATTTAATTCGTTTTTCTTTGATTTGTTGTCTTATTTGTTGCGAGGTTGGCTTATTTATCGGACGGTTGTGGGTGGAGTTGGAGTAATACCAGTGTACCAGGCGGGAGGGGTTAAGTACACATTTGATGTACCGCATGAGCTTCCTACACTTGTTATACTTGTGCCGCTCGCTTGGATACCTGTGCCCGTTTGAACTGCATAAGGGAATGGCTTTTGGGGGCCAAGTGGGTTATTGCAACCTCGTGCAAGGTATAAGTTATATTGGCCATATGAAACTGGCTGACCAAGTGTTTTCGTGTAAGGGCCGTTGCGCGCCATGTCGTTGTACTTGAACTTGGCTGTCGATCTACCTGGTGTACATAGGGTGGGGCTCATCCTCACAAAATAGCCCTCATAGGTTGCAGTATTATTGACCTTGAGATTGCATGTATTGGCAGACGCCTTATTCTGAATATATAACATTTGACTGGCTGTGTCGGTTTGGTTACCGGTGTAATTCGGCTGCACCCAATAATTGGGGTATTTGCCATAATAAGCCCATCGGTACTTCTTGTCCAACATACCATGGGTGGATAGGACGGAGGGTTTAATATACAAGTATTGGGTTCCCATCGTGTCGACAATGCGCGAGTTCAGGACTGGCTGGACAACTGGCGACGGGTTATTCGGTGGCTGAACTGCGCCGGTGTATTGACCTTCGCTGCCTACCAATAATGCCGAAGGATATTTGCCGTATGTTCCGCCGAAGCCGATGGGTTGGGTACCTCTATATGGTGTGCCGGATTTGGACATTTTCATGTCGCGGCCTACACCGCCAACATTACGGTGGCCGCCATTAATGGAAAACCCCACTGGGCCTGGATTATCAATGGCTAATTGAAGCCCGTGGGTGGAATGACCAAAGGGGCCTTGCGGCAACCATACGCCGCCGGGGGCTTTGCCCGATCGTTTTGAACCATAATTTATTACCGATTTTCTTTTGAAAGCAGTTAGTGACATTATAACATATTATAAGATTAATTATTTGGTGGTGGGGGGGCTTTGTTTTGTTTGTTAATGAGGGTTGTGCTAAAGACATTGTATTGAATAAAGTAATAAAAGAGAGGGAGGATTATGATTAGATTAAGAGGATGGTTCTTCTTTCTGCGTCTTCTAACAAACACCTAGAGAGAAGCCAGTACAACTTCGTGCCATTAATCGGATGAGAATGTAATGCGGCTATTATTTTGTCTGACTGATGGTGCTGCAAATATTCGGTGTAAAAATCGTCGTTGTTCAATAATGCATATATGATTAAACATGCCATGCTAAAATAGGCCGTTTTATAATGAACATACGAGGGTAGTTCTGTTATTTTTAATAGTTCGGGCGAAACAAAAAAATCGGTTGGAGAGAATGGGTAGCATATTTGTGTCCTATTGTCAAGGTTATTGTCTTGGGTGGGGTCTACAGGTTTGATTTCGGAGACAAATTCGCTGCCAAGATATGCGAACTTTTTGTCGTTTATGACAATGACGTGGGTGGCGGCGTAACCTATTATCGTGCGGGATTCGGCGGAGACGAGGTACTTTAGCTGTTGGGTCAGGCAGCCGGTCATGTGTGCGGCGACGCCAATGGGGAGATTGGGTGTACCTATTGCCGTTTTTAAATCTGACTGGAATTGTGCGAAGGACTTTACGGAGGTGGCTTTGAATTGTATCGTCTTGTAGTCGCCGGTTGATGTGGCGCCTTGGATGAGTTTTGTCTTTATGAGGGAGCGAATTAATGATGGGCTTGGGTGGGCAAATTCTATTCTAAATATGCTGGTCTGGTCGTCTACTCTTATTTTTACGTCGTCTATTGTGCATATTTCGCGCATCGATAATTGTGTTGTGTATTATAGTGGTTTCGTTTTTAGATGCTTTTTTCTGTTTCATAATAGGAAAAAGGGAAAAAAAGAGGCGGGCGGCTCCTTTGTTTTATTGTTTGTTTTATTGTTTGTTTTATTGGTTTTTATTTGGTTTTTATTTGGTTTTTATTTGAGCTACAAGTCGATGGATTCTGGTACCTGGCCTGGTTCAGGTTCTTGCTTTAATCCTGGAGGTGGGCTGCGATTGCTCCATCTTAACTGGGCCGCTACTTGTTGAGCGCTTGGCGGCTCTATTGGGGCCTTGGGTTCTTTTAGTTCTACTTTTGGTGCCTCTTTTGGTGCCTCTTTTGGTGCCCTAGGCTTAATACCAGCACCGTTTTTAAGAGGAACATCGTCCGAATCAATCTGAATGCTCGCCTTCTTTTGTGGGCGACGGACATGGCTTTGCTTAGCACCTGATGGGCGCACCGGCTCACGATAGGCGGACACCTTCCAGAACCAGGGGTCATCGTACAGAATCTTTATCTCCTTTCCATTGATTAGCCTCTCGCGGGCAATATTCGCGTTTTCGCTCGCATTCCACTGCTTGAAATGAACGAATACGCGATTAAACTTGTCTCCCTTGTCATTCGTCTTGCCGATAGCGTCTACGCGCTGAATGTCGCCCATATCGAGCTCATCAAAGACGCGGCGAATACGCGCTT